GATGCCATCGCTTCGTTCCTACATTGTCAACATCGTTTATTTGGTAAATAATGTCAACCACTTTTTTTCGTCAACGCAACAAAAAACCCCGGGACCTTTTGGATACCGGGGTTCTTCTTAGATTATGTGAGCAAGTGCCGTCACATACAAAGAACCCCAACGAAGCCGCAGAAGCGGACCTCTTTCATATTATTAATCTGGTCGTGATAGGACGGCATTGTTTCGTAAACCTTTGTTTGTTTCGTTGTTCTTAATGTATATATGATTTCTTTTCGATTGTCAAGCACTCTTTTGCATGTAAAATCGAATAATTTTCATATCGAGGACGTTTAGTTTTTCACTCCACGCAGATCCGTATGCAGCGACCTTCTCGCTCACCCTTGCTAGATTGTTTGCAATCGTATCGTTAGGATAAGTCTTTGCCATTTCTGCCATACCGAATGCAATCTTATGCAATTTCTGTGTGTCGATCTTGATCTTCTGTTTCAATGTGTGGTTCCCTTTTGTTTCGTTACATTGTTTATCGAATATTCGAGAAAAGATGTCAACCGGAAAATCACACTTTCTTGCGACCGATGTTGTATTTTGCAACGAGCTCCCACTGTCCTTTGTCCTTGTGGGGTAGGATCTTGACCTGACTCATAGCAGCTCTGGGATCTTCAATTTGTCTTACGTCAACAACTTTGATAAGATCCCAGTCCTGTAGTAGGTCGATGATAGTGTTGCGTCTACCTTTATCTTCGTCAGAGAAGTCAGTAGGTTTGCCGTCCAATGCAAACAGTTCTTTAAAATGGACAATGTAATATTTACCTTGCTTGTGTAAGATATGACATGATTGATATAGTTTGTTGTCTTTTCTAGAAGCTACGCCGATACGAGTCAATGTTTCTTTGATCTTAAGGAAATCTTGTTCCTCGCCGATTCTCACCTCCACAAGTGTTTCAATTAAGTTCATTTAGTTATTCCACCCTTTTCTAATTTTTCTTTAATAATAGCAAGTTGACCTTGGCTTAATATAGAAAGTGCGGATAGTGCTTTTGATCTACTATAGTTATAGTATTCTTTAACAGCATCAATGTCAGAGCTTTTATCTGCTTTAGGCCACTTCTCATATCGACTTCTGGGTCTAATAGTATTTATTAAATAATCATGTTGTAGAACTTTGGGTAGATTGTAGTGTAGGTTCATATCATTTGCATATAGAATTGTATCTGCAGTTAACGAGAATGCTTTGTTTATAATATATGCATCATATTTGTCTGCAGTTTCTTCTGAAAATAGATATTTCTTACCTTTTGAAATATCACCAACAAAAGTGAATACATCAAAAGGCTTTTCTTCTTTGACAACTTCAGTCTTCGGATGGGATGATGTCTTCTGCTTTGTCGTGTTTTTTACCATGTTGTTGCATCTCCTTGGCACATTTTTCGCACATATTCATAGTATACTGTTCAGGAATGCCTTGGTCGTTTAGCGCATTATAACGTAAGTAGTTCTTCTTGCCAAAACTAGTGCGTTCACATAAACCGCATTTGAACATCATTTAAATGTGACCTCTCCCATGATTTGCGCTACGCAAGCAGCGAGATTAACTTCCTGGTTAACGACAAATGCTGCCTTGTGTTGATAATCAGCAAGGATATAAACCAATGAGGGAATGCTATCAGGTATAACTTTGCTAGAAGCAACTAAATACAACTTAGAACAGAACTCGTCAAAAGTCAACTCAGGATTTTCGCCAATCCACTTACGAGCACCTGTGAAGTTGCGATCCTTGATCAACTCAATCAATTTCTCTACTGACGAGTCAACATTCATTGTCAACATACCAGTGTCAATGGCACCTGTTGCTGCATAGCGTTGTAGTTCATTTAATACACGACGCCAATCAGGGAAGTAACGAGTCATCACTTCAGCAACAACTTGATTGTCAAAGGGAATACCTTCTTGATCAAGAATATAGTTGATACGCTTTAAAAACTGCTTTGCAATAGGTTGACGATCTTCTTTTGCAAGACGGAAATCAACGACCGAACAACGAGAATGCAGAGGCTGAATGATTTTGTTCTTGTAGTTACAAGTCAGAATGAATCCACAGTTATTTGAGAATTCTTCCATAAAGTTACGCAATGCAGGTTGCACTGATTGTGGGTTCAGATAATCTGCTTCATCAAGAATTACATACTTGCGACCGCCTGAAAACGACATGCTAGATGCGAAGTTTGTAATCTCATTACGCAGAGTGTCAATCAAACGACCTTCATTCGATCCGTTAATAACAAGACAGTCAGCGCCAATTTCCTCAATCATAGCACGAGCAATTGTAGTTTTACCTACACCTGCACTACCTGATAGAATCATGTTAGGAATGTCTTTTTTATCAACAAATGTTTGAAACGCTTGTTTTACCTTTTCAGGAAGGATAGTATCCGCAACAGTGTGAGGACGATATTTTTCAACCCAGAGAAATTCAGTATTCATAATATATGCTCCATACAATCAAAAAGTTAGGTGTAGCATCAAGACGCTACACCTGTGTTTGTCAATCCTCGAATTTACTCGCTTTTGCTTCTAATGCAATCCAATATTCAACATCAATGACAGTATTGCCTTTGAAGTGTGACATACCCTTTGATGTAATTTCAACATTGTAATCTTGTTGAATTAATTTCAAATTCTCTGCTTTGAATACGAGATGGAACTTTTTATCAGTTTTGCCTACTCTGATCTTGAAACTGTCACCATTCAGATTCTTGCTGTCAGTGACTTGCAACCATAGATCTTCACGATCACCTGCGACTGCAATTTCAGGCATACCCAATGCACCCAAAGCACGCTGAACATCAGCAAGGTGAACTGCACTCAGAACGAACTCAACATCAATAGACGGCAATACTAAATCTTTTTCAGGAGGGACAATGATTGTATTGACATCTGCATATTTGTATTCGAGTTCACGCCCGTCACTTTTCATTTTAACTGACTTGTTACCAAATTCAAGATCTGGATTGTCAAACAAAGTCATAACACCAATGAAACGTGATAGATCAAAAATAGCAAATTGCTGTTCGAAGGTCTGGTCGATGTGTGCTTTTGCAAGCACACTCTTTGTTGGTGAAACTGTTGCCAAGACATTACCTGCCTTGAACAACAGTGACGGGTTGATTGAAGAGAAGTTCTTCATGACGCTCAGCGTCTTTGGTTCAATTTTCATAACTGACATAATATAGTTTCCTTTGAGTTACTCTTTATTTTGACTTTGATTATTCATCTCATTGCTCATAGATGCAAGGTCTGCAACATAAAGTTCGATTGCATGAGCAATGAGAGAAGTTCGGGTAGTATACCGAGTGCGATATTTATCTAGCGAAGCTACAAGTTCAACTGGCAAAAGCAAATGAATAGCACGATTTTCACCTTGATATGGATGTACCATGATTTAAATTACTTCTTCTTTTGACGTTGCTTAATCATTGCATCACCATCAGCAGTTGCTGATGCACCTACAGCGGCAAGGTCAGCAAGTGACCCACCAAAGATATAAGTGCCAACGTGCTGCAACTTAATCCATGGACACAACCAGTTTCTCAAACCGATCTCCTGAACCTTTTGACAGAACCAATAATCTTCTGACAAATAGCGCTTCGACTTAGGATCAATTTCTGCTTGGAAATATTGCATGATCTCACGAGTGCCATCAAAGTGTTCAGTACGAACATGATCTGGTTTGTAGTAATACTGTGGGAACGATTCAGCAAACTTTAACATAGTGTTCTTGCGGATCATCATGAAACCTGTGCCTGATTCCAGAACTTCAACTGGTTCGTTGATCGGAATAGAACCTGCGCCGCTCTTAGGATTGAACACATAGTCGCCGACAAACTTTTCAAGGTTATTTGCGTCATCATCAGCAAAACCTTTGTCGACTGCCATCTTGACTTTTTCCCATGAAATACACTTCTTAGGATAGGGACCAGAGATAATGTCATAGGGGGATTCATCATCTGCCATCGCAAGCATTGCAATAACGTCTTGCGGATTGAACCCGATGTCTGAGTCAATGAACATCAAGTGAGTGCAATCACTACGAACAAACTCGTCGCAGCAATAATTACGAGCACGAGTAATCAATGACTCGTTAAACAGGAAATACATCTGCAAACCGATGCCATAGTGAGTGCATAACGCAGTCAAATCGGCGACTGAACGAGCAAACATACCCGCACACTGCCCGCCATACATTGGTGTCGCTAGAAAGATTTTGCGCTTACGCAGTTCTTCTACCGGTACCTTAATTTCAATACTCATTCATAGTCTCCTTATCAAGTGTTAGACATTAAATTTTTGCATGAAGAAACCATGCAATTTGTTTTTTAAATCTTCAATAGTGCCGTTGTTTTCAATGACACGATCAAACTCGTATCCACAAAGTGAATATTCTGAACGATGGACCGTAGGATATAATAATGACATACTATTTGTCTTTGTCAAGTTATCTTTTGCAGCAGTCTCAAACCAAATGGGTTCAGGACCACGAACCACACGAATAGTGTGACC